TTTACTTCCGTAAAATCTGCCGTAAACTCAACATCAGAATTCACTGATGGAGTTCAAAAATGAACATTTACGGATACACCCGCGTTTCCACCATTCAGCAAGCAACCGAAGGCGAAAGTCTGGAGACGCAAAAAAAGATCATCATCGGATACGCCCAGTCCAAGGGTCTGGAGATCAATCCAGACAACATTTTTGTAGAAGCAGGGGTGTCGGGAAGCGTGGAATTTCGTAAGCGCCCCGAAGGTTCCCGTCTATTTTCCACATTGAATCCGGGTGATATGCTGATTATTCCGAAGATCGACAGGGGGTTCAGAAACATACGGGATGCACTAAACTCCCTTCACGATCTTAAGCAGCGAAACGTCTCGGTTCACTTCATCGACCTAGGCGGCGACGCGACGACCAATGGCATTAGCCAGGTCATCTTTACGATCCTGGGGGCGTTTGCTGACTTTGAACGAGAACGGATCAGCCAACGGATCTCCGAGGTCAAGCAACAGCAGAAAGCCAACGGATTCTGGACGGGGGGACAACCGCCTTTTGGCTATCGAGTGAATGATGAAGGGCGACTGGAACCCAACCCAGAGCAAGCAGACGCGCTGGCAGCGATCTTTCGCTGGAAGGAGGAGGGGTTCTCCTTGAGGAAAATTTCCGACAAATTAGATCGGGAATTCGGGGTGAAACTTACCTTCATGAGCGTGAAAAATACGCTAAATCGGGCAAAAACTACCTAACAATGTCGGTTTATACGTAGTTTTACGTATTGACACAGAACTAGGAGTCTCTATGCTTCAGACTAGGCATATTCTGGCAGTCTATGTCTGACAAGTTTTATAGGGGGTCGATTTATGCAAAGACAAACCATCCAGCGCCTATCTGTTGCGCTCTTGTTGTTCATGTTTTCCGCTGCCGCCAACGCGGTGACGATGAACTATCTCGACCTATGGGGTTCGACCACCACCTATGCAGCAGGTAGCGTTGTCACCCGGAACGGTAATACGTTCTATGCCCTTCCCAATGCCTCCGCTAACCGCAATCAGAATCCTGAGACGGCGACAACCTTCTGGCGCTTGATCGGCAGCAATGCCAATACGATCTCCAAGAATGTCGCCCCGACGACCGCGGACGGCAAAATCGGCGACTACTTCATAAATCTGGCGACCAAAACCATTTTCGGACCCAAAAGCGCCGCGGGTTGGGGAACAGGCATTTCATTGGTTGGACCTCAAGGACCGCAAGGCGCAACGGGTGCCACTGGTGCAGTAGGACCCCGTGGACTGACGGGTTTAACAGGTCCTACAGGTGCAACGGGACCTCAAGGACCCATTGGTCCCGTCGGTGCCACGGGTGCGCCAGGAATTCAGGGACCTGTCGGTGCCACGGGTGTTGCCGGGAAGACCGTCCTCAACGGAACGGTTGCCCCTACGACCCAGGGCACCGTGGGTGATTTCTATCTGGATACCGTGGCGAAGAAACTCTATGGACCCAAGATAGCGCCCACTTCAACGAGCACTGGTTGGGGCACGGGTGTATCCATCGTTGGACCTCAAGGGTTACAGGGTATTCAGGGTCTAACGGGTGCCACCGGTGCAGTAGGACCTCAAGGACCGATTGGATTAACAGGACCGACGGGTGCAACGGGACCTCAGGGACCCGTAGGATTAACAGGCGCTAACGGAGCAACAGGTCCCCAAGGCATACAAGGACTCAAGGGCGATACGGGAACTGCCGGTAAAACTGTCCTCAATGGAACGATTGCTCCTGCGGTAGGTGTAGGTGCGTTAGGTGATTTCTACCTGGATACGGTTGCCAAGAAACTCTATGGACCCAAGGTGGCGGCATCGGTATCCAATGCGACTGGATGGGGTGCTGGTATTGCTTTAGTTGGACCTCAAGGGTTACAGGGTATTCAGGGTCTAACGGGTGCCACCGGTGCAGTAGGACCTCAAGGACCGATTGGATTAACCGGTGCTACCGGATCAGTGGGACCTCAAGGACCCGTAGGATTAACAGGCGCTAACGGAGCAACAGGTCCCCAAGGCATACAAGGACTCAAGGGCGATACGGGAACTGCCGGTAAAACTGTCCTCAATGGAACGATTGCGCCTGCGGTAGGCGTAGGTGCGTTAGGTGATTTCTATCTGGATACGGTTGCCAATCGGATGTATGGACCGAAGACCGATGGGGGTTGGGGTGCTGGTGTTGCCCTAGTTGGACCCAAGGGAGACCAAGGGGATCAAGGAATTCAAGGTCTCAAGGGCGACCAAGGATTACAGGGTATCAAGGGGGACAAAGGGGATACTGGCGGTCAAGGACTCCAAGGCATTCAGGGTCCGATGGGATTATCGGGTGCTACTGGAACAACGGGTGCACAAGGCATACAAGGACTAAAAGGTGACACTGGTGCTGCGGGTAAGACTGTTCTGAATGGAACGATTGCTCCGACGACTCAAGGAACCATCGGCGATTTCTATTTGGATACGGTTGCCAAAAAAATCTATGGACCAAAGACCGATGCGGGTTGGGGTGCTGGAGTTGCCTTAGTCGGACCTCAGGGCATACAAGGGGCAACCGGTACTCAAGGTCCACAAGGAATACAAGGTCCCAAGGGCGATATCGGAGTAACCGGTGCTACGGGACCTCAAGGACCTATTGGATTGACCGGAGCGCAAGGACCCAAAGGGGATACGGGTCTTCAAGGCGCTACTGGAACAACCGGTTCTGCTGGCGCTAATGGCAAATCCATTCTAAATGGAATGATTGCTCCTGCTGTTGGCGTAGGCGTTTTAGGTGATTTCTATCTGGATACGGTTACCAATCGGATGTATGGACCGAAGACCGATGAAGGTTGGGGTGATGGTGTTGCCTTGGTTGGACCTCAAGGTCCACAGGGACCTCAAGGTTTAACCGGTGCTACTGGCGCTACGGGACCTCAAGGACTTAAAGGGGATACCGGTGCTGCGGGAGCGACTGGTGCGCAGGGTATTCAGGGTCCAGTTGGATTAACAGGAGATCAAGGTGAAAAGGGCGAAAAAGGGGATGCTGGATTAAAAGGCGACACTGGTGTTGCGGGTAAGACTGTCCTCAATGGAATGATTGCTCCTGCTGTTGGCGTAGGCGTTTTAGGTGATTTCTATCTGGATACGGTTACCAATCGGATGTATGGACCGAAGACCGATGAAGGTTGGGGTGCTGGGGTCAGTCTGGTAGGACCTCAGGGGGTACAGGGTCCAGCAGGCAGTTTTGCATATTCTTCTGAATGCACATATGCACAGATCGCTGGAACTTGGGTGATAAATATAAATGTCCCTGTTCATGGGAGGTTTTACAGTATCACTCTCCCTATTGATGAGGCATCACATTATCCACCTGTTTGGTATGGTGTGAATTATACAAATAATATTTCAACAAATGTCGGCAGCACCATAGATTTTTCATCAACATCTGATAGAATAAGTTATATATATGTAGATGTTTTTAATGGGGGCGGCGACTCGACCGGAGAAAACAACCCATATGCAGGTTGTTACATGCACCTATTAATCAAGTTCAATTCTGCCTACACTTCATTCGTAACATCTATGAGTGTCGGATATTTAGATATGGCAAGAACTTCTGCAATCGGGCACAATAAAACATATGTAGGGGGTGCTAGTAACAATAATTACTATGGGGTCTTTAATGCCTCTAGGGTGAAGTAAAAGCTTTCTCGATCAATCTTCTGGATGTAAAATAGTGAAAATGACAACCATGCCAGGCAGTGTCATTCCGGCAGCAGGATTTTAGATTGCCATTACCAGGAGCCGATACTATAGGTTCTAGAGCGAGTTCTTGCACGAACCTTACTTTGGGGTCAATCCGGAACAATACAATTAAAATAAATACCCTTTTTAACCAAGGTAGTGTCCATGTCAGCATCCAATACCGCCTCACAATTTTCAAAATCGAGAACCTATCGCTTCACGCCCTATCAAGCATTCGAACTCGACAAGACCCGCCGATTGCTTGGCATCACCGAATCTGAACTCGTAAGAACCCTTCTGAAGCAAGGAATCGAGAAGATCTGGGAGGGACGGTGATGGACCAGTCTATCCGTAACGCTTTTAGCGGCAACATCGGCGCAACCCTATCCCCAGGCAACATTTAGACCTTCGAGCACTCCGAGAGAGTGTTCTATGCAGGTTCCGCTCGCTACCCTACAGGTTCTGAAGGTTCGATCCTTCTGCGGAACGAGAGGAAGTTGATTGTTCAAAATGGAACAACACCCTTCATGAGTGCGGAAGCGGAACCGCGCAACAAAATGCAAAAAACGGAACTCAACAAGACTGCTGAACGAGCGAAGCGAGTTCAGAATCCTCGACGCGAAGCGGAGAGGATTAATTAGTTCACTGTAAGGGATTTGACGAACAAATTCTAGACTAAATCAGACTGTAATAATAACTTCATAGAAGCGGCGAGCGAGCGTAAGCGAGCGAGATTCCTGGAGCGAAGCGACAGGAATTGTTCTAATGTCATATTGATGTAAATATTTGCATTTTGATGTTGGTTTTATCGTCAATCTAAGTTTTTTGATGTAATTTGAGTATCCATCATTCAGTAGCTTCAATCTGTTAATATTGATTCTGTAGAGAAATCTATCAACTCAATAAAGACCGCCAAACGAGCGAAGCGAGTTTGGATTCCCCAAAGCGAAGCGAAGGGGAATTATTGATTGCAAAATGATCCCATCTTACAATCTTCTGTAAATAAAGTCCGATTAGCTTAAAGCAGATCTCCAACGTATCAGGATCAACATACACCAAAACCTGGTCCTGTTGATATCATATAGCATTATTCTAGCAACCTTTAATCCCTCGCTTCGCTCGGGATACTCACTCGGTCGCTACGCTCCCTCGTTCGTTGGTTCTATTGATTTATCTATCATTTGTTAGAATTAACACTAGCGCCTATATTTAAGATAAATCTCCAGTCCCCCCTTGAAGGTTTTTATAAAACTGCAACGAGTGCGGGTGTTCGCTACATAAAAGATCATTCCTGAAGAATGCTGAATAGATTTATTGCTCGGACCTAGCGCGTTATAGAGGTTCGTTTCTATCAACCCCTTGATCCTGAGATCGGTTTACAGTTTGGCTACTGAAGGGTAACGAAGAGGGTGCTAGACCAGTAAAAAGAGCGCTTCGTATCCTCTTGGGCGGAAGGTAGGTATTCCGCTGGCGTCCGGGTAATCACGGCATTCCTATGATGTATCGTCTCCCGACGATTTAAAGTATTTATATAAGTATTTATAAAATATTGTATTTCTACTTTCTTAAAAAGTAAAGTTTAATAAACCTGTATTCAGGTTCGAATAAATACTCCTATACAACCACCCATAGGAGTCCAACATGCTTTCCTTCAAACAATACCTTCAGAAATATCCCAACGGACACAAGACCGCCCAATCAACGCTTCCAGCGCTCAAGCGTTCGATCAAGAAACGACTCTCAGAATCCAAGCAAAAGAACGGGGAGGTGCTGGTGATTGATCGGTTGGAACTGATCCGTTCGATTGCCGACGGTCCAACCGATATGGTCGAAGTGGTGGTTGAACCTGATGGAATCTTCTTCCGGTTTGTGGATGTGGTAGAGGATTAGTCCCTGCCAAGGCAAAGCTTCCTAACTCTCGCTATACTACTGCGCTACGCGTTCATTTTACATTCATTGTCGAGGAGAAAATCATGAAAAAAATTTGCTTTGCTATTGCTGCCTTCTGCTCTGCACTCTCAGTGAACATCAGTCACGCGGACTCAGAAATTCTAAGGAATGATCTAACAGGGCATTTATATCAGAGGTTTGATAAGTCTCTCAGTTGGGAA